AGCGGCTATCAATACGTCTGACCAGTCGAGTGAGTACAGCGGTCAACCTATGTCAATGTCTTATAACGTGAGGTAAATCATGGCAGAGATGTCGAACTACCTAGAGAACGCTCTGATTAACGCGACTCTACGCAATACAAGTTACACCAGTCCGTCAGTCGTTTATTTGGGTCTGTATACGAGTGATCCGACAGATGCGGATACCGGAACTGAGGTTTCAGGTGGTTCGTATGCTCGTCAGGCGATTACATTTGGTGCGCCTAGTAACGGTGTGACTACGAATACAGCGGCTATTGAGTTTCCACAGGCTACGGCTAACTGGGGAACTGTTGGCTGGATTGGTATTGAGGATGCGCTAACAGGTGGGAATCTTCTTTATCACTCACCATTAGATGCTTCCAAAACGATTCAAACTGGTGATATTTTCAAGATTGCTATCGGTTCGCTGTCTGTGACGCTTGCCTAAAGTATGTTTGGCTTAAGCGCATTTGCTGAGAGTTCGTTTTCCTCCTTTCGGTCTGGAGGGGTAGTTTTATTCGGCTCTGCTAGTGTAGATGCGTTTGCTACAGTTACTGCTAATCCGACAAAAATAACATTTGCTGCTGGTGCGATAAGTTGTGAGGCAACTGTTACTGCTCTTGGTGGCGTATCTTACGACGGTCATGCCTCTGTTAATGCTTTAGCTACTGTATCTGCTAACGCTGTTGCTATTTATGATGGCGCAGGAGTAATTAACTGCTCTGCTAACGTAAGTGCCGTAGCTACCAGAATACAGTTTGGCGATGCTTCCGTTACGTCTAGTGCAACAGTTACGGCTGATGGCATTAGATTCAGGATGGCAACTGCTGCTATTACGGCAGATGCAACGGTTACTGCTATTGGTGGTGTTGTTTATGACGGTCATGCGTTTATTAATGCAATAGCAACTGTTGTATGTGCTGGCAATGGTATTTTCTCTGGCATAGGTAAAGTTAATGCGTTAGCAATAATTAGTGCTAATGGTGCAATTATTGGTGAGGAATGGTCTGATGTTGTTCCTGAATCTAATGTATGGACTGAGCAGAGTGCTGTGGATAACGAATGGACTGAAATACCTGCTGGTTCCGATAATTGGGATGTTGTTTCTGCTAACGGAAACACTTGGACGCAGGTTAGTGGAAGTTCTGATAACTGGTCGAGGGTGTAATGCCACTTGTTTTAGCTGATCGTGTAAGAGAAACGACTACCACTACAGGAACAGGCACAGTTACGCTTGCTGGTGCTGTTTCTGGTTTCCAGTCATTTGCTGCTATTGGCAATGGAAATACGACGTACTACACCATTTCAGGTCAAGGAAATAGTGAGTGGGAAGTTGGTATAGGAACCTATACAGCGTCCGGCACTACTTTATCGCGTGATACAGTTCTTGCGTCTAGTGCTGGTGCGCCTACTAAGACAAATTTTACGTCTGGCACAAAAGACGTATTTGTAACCTATACCGCAGCTAGATCGGTCAATGTTGACGGAACGACTATCGATACATTCGGTCTAGGCGCAGTACAAGGCGATATTCTGTACGCATCCGCTGCTGATACATTCTCGCGCCTTGCTAAAAATACTAATGCTTCGCGTTATCTGTCTAACACAGGCACTAGCAATGATCCTGCATGGTCACAAATTGACTTAACCAATGGTGTTACTGGAACATTGCCCGTTGGTAACGGAGGAACTGGTCAGACTACGGCATTAATTCCGTCTGGTACGGCGATGTTGTTTGCTCAGACTGCTGCACCTACGGGATGGACTAAATCAACTACACATAACGATAAAGCATTGCGTGTAGTTAGTGGCACAGCAAGCTCCGGCGGTACGGTCGCATTTACTACTGCGTTTGCTTCGAAAGCGGTTTCTGGAACGATTGGTAATACAACAGCTACTAACCAAGCAGCCACAGCAACTAACCAAGCCTTTACGCTTACAACTACGGAAATACCGGGGCATACGCATACTTATTCTGCAAGACTTGCAACACCTAACATTGCTGGCTTTGGTAGTTCTTACTCTCTTTCGGGGTCAACTCCAAATACAGGTTCAACAGGTGGTGGCGGTTCACATAACCATACGCAAAACTCGCACAACCACACACAAGATGCACACAACCATACATTTACAGGTACTGCTATAGATTTAGCTGTACAGTATGTAGATGTAATTATTGCGACGAAAGATTGATGTGGAGATAGAGTTCTCAACAAGCGATAAGGTTGCTGCGGATTATTTTTATCCTGTGCCAGCAAACAAGATGATCCCGCAATGGTATAAAGATACTGAAAGGTATCTTGATAGGGATAAGAAATTTACTTCATTATCTATTTCGCAAAACGGAAACCATATTTCTCAGACGGTAAAGGCTTGTTTGCCGGTTAGGGATTACATTACCAGCGGATACATTATTAGGGCTTCAGCAGATATTGTTATTACGCCGGACACAAGTAATGAAATTGTTTCTTGTTGGTGGAGTTCTTCCGAACCAATATGCGGCTCACATACCCATGAACAATGCCCTGTATCAATCAATAAAGAAAAACACATATATTTCAAAATAAAAAATCCTTGGTGTGTAAAGACGCCTTCAGGGTATTCATCTTATTTTTATCAGCCAGAATTTTTCTTTAACGACAAGTTAAGACTATTCCCCGGAATTGTAGATACTGACGATTACCCGGAAAATGTTAATTTTGTTGGAATTGTTATAACAAAGGAAAGTTTCATAATTAACGCTGGTGATCCGCTAATGGTTGTTTTCCCGTTCAAAAGGGAGTCGTGGGAGCATAAGGTTAAGCACCAAAAAGAAACAACACCAAGTGTCATAGCGCGTATGTTCGAACGTGGGTATCAAAAGTTATTTCATAAGCAAAAGCGTTACCAATGAGAATAGAGCCTAAAAACGGATGCCCATTAGATTCATTTAGACCTTGCAAAGAACTTGAATGTGCTTGGTTTATACAGGTGCGTGGAACTAACCCAAATACGGGGAAAGAAGTTGATGAATGGGCTTGTTCTATGGCTTGGTTGCCTATGTTAATGATTGAAAATAGCCAGCAGCAAAGACAAACAGGTGCAGCAGTTGAGTCATTTAGGAATGAGATGGTACGCGCTAATGAGACTGGGCAACAGTTGCTTATCGCTACGGCACAACAGACAAAGCTAACAAGGATGTAATAAATGAGATTAACTATTATTCCTTCTGATGGAGCAGTTTATGTAGATAACTTAGCCTACCTTTTACTTGAGTGGGAAGGTACGCCGACTGACGTTCATGCTTTGCAATGGTTTGATTCTGAAGGGTGGATTGAGTACAAAGGAGATGCGCCTAATGAAGCAATATCGTCTTTGCCAGAGTGGGCAAATAATGCTTATGCGGCTTGGGTTGTAGCTAACACTCCAGTTCCTCCACCGCCGCCGCTTCCACCTACACAAGAAGAAAATAAGAATAGGGCAATACAATGTTTATTTGAAACGGATTGGGCTGTTTTGCCGGGGATTACTGACCCAATGCAATCTAACCCGTATCTTTCTAATCAAGAAGATTTTATTACTTACAGGAATGAAGTTAGGAAAATTGCAATTAATCCGATAGGCGGTGATATTGTGTTCCCTACAAAGCCTGATGCAGTTTGGTTAAGTGCATAAGTATGTTTAAGGAATTAACAGACTACATACAAATTTTTGAAAATGCGGTTCCTGATTCATTGTGTGATCGTATTTTGGATGAATATGTTAATTCTTTAGAGTGGAAAAATACGGCAGTTTCTGTAGATGCTGTAGTAGACAAAAAAATACGTTCGGCTACAACAATTTTAATTTCTACTAATGATTGCATAAGTAAAAACTTTGAAGTTCGGCAGCAGTTAGACAAAGAGCTTTTTAGTTGCGCTGGAGAAGTTATCGCTAGGTATAACGAAGTGTTTCCTAATGCTCAAATTCAAAAAGACTCTGGTTACGAATTGTTGCGTTATGAAAAAGAGCAGTTTTATACGGAGCATATTGATAGTTGTATAGGTATGTCGCGTGAGGTAAGTTGCTCATTTGCGTTAAATGACGATTATGAAGGTGGAGAATGGTGTTTCTGGAAGCGTGATTTAGTGCTTCAGGTTCCTAAAGGTGCAGCTATATTATTCCCATCAAATTTTATGTATCCGCATGAAATTTTGCCTGTTGCAAAAGGCACTCGTTATTCAATTATTACTTGGTTTTCTTAACATATTTGGAACGCCTAAAAATGGCTACAACAAAAATAGCATTTGGTGAGTGGTTGCCAGACCAGCCGGGAGTTACAGGGGCTGTTACAGACGCTAATAACTGTTATCCGGTAGCTAACGGCTATGCTCCGTTTAAGAGGGAAGCTGATTACTCGGATGCTGCTGCTCAGGCTCTACTTATTACGTTTGCTGGTAAGTTTGGTGGTGCTACGACGTTGTTTGCGGCTGGTGCTACACAGATTTACAAGTTTGACTCTAACGATGCCAGCTTAGATGCGGCTACTACGACGGGTTATACGGCTGTA